AATGGCGGGGGAAATGAAAGCGCAACTTGGCCGCCCACCGACAGCCGGGGAGTTCTTAGTTAAAACACGCGCCGCAGGATTTAACGATGCGACAGCAAAGACGCAACTTGCCGCTTGGAAAAAGGATCTAACAGCCGGCGGCACAGCGCCTAAGCCAACGCCATTGCCTATGCCTACGCCCGGACCTAAGCCGACAGGCGCTTTGCCGTATAAGCCAAAAGAGGTCACAGAAGATAACTCCCGTGATATATATTTGCAGTTCCTTCGCGAGCAAGGACTAACGCGAGAAATGTTAAATCGCGGCAAGCAAACAACGGCGCAGAATTATCTCATAAATGCAATTGAAGGCGGGGAAGAGTATGACTTCGACGTGACGCGGCGTGTTTTGTTAGACGACAAAGGACGAATCGTGGCTGCTTACAATGTTCGCAACTCGGGTCTCTCGGGCACAGCAGACGCCGCCATTCATATAAATGATCTTGGGTCGGTTTCACCAAAGGGCGGTTCGCAAAGTCTGTTAGAGATTGTGAAGCTAGCTAAGGAGCGCGATCGCAGTGTTAGGCTTATCAGTTTGGATGCTAACAGCGACGACTTCTATCGTCGTTGGGGATTTAAGGAGGGCGGGTTATACAATGGCAAGCGGTCGTTCTCACTGTCGCGGGATTCGTTAGATAGTGCGGAAGCCGATCTGCACAAATATCTAACAGGGCAGTCCGTTGCGCCTAAGCCGCAACCCAAGCCACTGCCACAACCGGCACCGTTGCCAAAGCCATTGCCAACGCCAACTCCCGCACCCAAGCCCGCACCCGTCCCCACTGGCGGCCGCCAAGGGATGCCCGGGAAAGGTGCGACGCGCCGAGTTTGGGAGTTAGGTGATGAACTCCAAGCGAAGTTAGGTCGTATTCCAACACGCGGCGAAATCATAAGTGCCGGTCAGAAAGAGGGTTTGAACTCGGCAACCATATCCACGCAATATGCGAAATGGAAAAATGCTCCGACAGGGGGCACAACGACTAAGCCCGTCGTCGCACCCAAGCCGGCGCCCACGCCAGCGCCTAAGCCGGCACCGGTGCCAGCAGCCGGCGCGATCGCTCGTAAACTAACAGATGCGGAAAAGGCTGTTGAGTGGGGCAAGATGAAGAATCGGCTAGATAGCCTAACCGTTCCGCTGAGCAGTGTCCATGACTTTGAGCGTGCCCTAGACGAAGTAGATCGCGAGGTCGCGGATTGGCGCGAATTCCGTGATAAGTGGTATAAGCCCGCCTATGGCGTATTCCGTAGCGATACGCCCGCGGATCTGTTAGCTTCGTATAAGAGAACGATGGCGCGGTGGCACGAGGCTAAGTCGAACCTAACAACGGCGCAGCGTGGCGGCATAACGGATAAAGCTTTACGCGAAGTCATTATGATTCCGGCTAAGGACCAGATGCCTGTGAAGTTGCGGACATACGATCAGAAGAACGTGCCGAAAGGGCTTGTCCACCACTTCAACCAGATGGCGGCGCGGTTCCAAGAATATGTTCATCCCCGTGTTATGGATCGGATTAACGTAGGTGCCCGCTATGCAGACGGCATCGGCGTTGCACTAAAGCCAAAGAGTAGCTCCGTCGCGGGTTCGTTTAATCATGGGAGCTTCACCGTGAATGTGATGGGTAACGAGCACGATGATTTTTCTAAAGCAAGTTCAACTCTTATACATGAATTCACTCATAGCATCGAATACGTTTCACCGGAGGTTGCCGCCAAGACCCGCGCTTTCTTGTTGAAGCGCGCCAATGGGGACAAACTAAAGCCGATGTATCCGGGCAGCGATGCGTTAGTATATGAGGATGAGTTTGAGAAGCGCGGCAACCGGAGTTATGCTGGACGCGATTATGGCAAATCCCACTACGCGACCGAACTTCTAACCGTGGGCATCGAGCGGTTAGAGAAAGACCCTGTCGGCTTTATGCTAAGAGACAGGGAATACTTTGATCTTGTAATTCAAGCACTTCACGGACTATTATGACAAAGCGTTCCGGCATAGCAGTATTCGCAATTGAAACAATCGGCCTGTTACGGTTAGACGACGGCGGGTTGCGCCTCGTTACACCGGAAGTGATAGACCCGGCGACCTATCCCAGACTCGAGAAGCGCGTCGCCGAAGCTTGGGACTTTGTGGACGGACATCACCAGATTGTTAGGGAGGCTTTCCGTCATATACATGAAGCATTCGGTGTGCCAGAGGATGCCGTGCATTTGCTTAGTCTAACAGAGGAACAAGCGGACTTCCCTGTGCCTGCGGATGAAGTTTATTAGGGCATCTAATTGGTTTTAGTTTTCGCTTGTGAGAATATAGCAAGCCGGCGCATCTTGTTGGCACCTACCCGCAATCATATGCTCAAACGAAAACTAACATCAGCAGCCTATGCCGCACTCGACGCGGCCCTTCAAGCCCTCTATAAGAAAGCCGAGGGAAGTGATAGCTATCTGTTAGACGCCGAAGACGACGACGGTGCCGAACTGAAAACCGCCAAAGACCGCGAAAAGAAGCGCGCCGACAAAGCGGAAGCCGACGCCAAAGCCCTTGCCGATAAGGTTCAAGCATTGGAGGATGAAAAGGACGAACTTGCTAACAAAGGCAAGGACGGCTTGGACGCCGCTGGTGTTGCCAAACTGAAAGCGCAACACGCGACCGCGCTTGCGGCCGAAAAGAAGCTTCGCGATGATATGACGAATAGCATCAACGATGCCCTAACAACGGAAGCCGCAACTCGCATTGCCGCCGATATCAGCACGGTGCCGGAACTGTTAGCTCCCATCATCAAGGCTCGCTTGCGCGTCGAATTGGAAGAAGGCAAACCCGTTGTTCGTGTGTTAGACGCCGACGGCAACGTGACAGCCAACAAAATTGAAGACTTCCAAAAAGAAGTAGTTGCGAACCCAAAATTTGCCCCTATTATCCAAGCAAGCAAAGCGTCCGGAGGCGGTGCCTCGGGAAGCGGTAAAGGTGGCGGTGCCGCCGGCAAAAAGCTAAGTGAAATGACCGCTCTGGAAGAGGCCACTTATGCCAATTCCCATCCGGTCGAGTATGCCGCAAGGCTAGCAAGCGAGGCCCCATAACAAGGCTTCAAACAACTGATCCACTCCACATCTAACAGAATACTACCATGGCTGTCGTCCAAATTGCAAACATCTATAATCCCGCCACTTTCGCGCGTCGCGCTCAACTGGCACAAACTCGGCTGAACCGCTTCATCGCCTCCGGCATTGTCGTCGCGGATGCCCTCCTCGCCGCTCAGTTCGCTGGCGGTGGTCACGTCGGTGAAATCACTCACATGCCCGCGCTCACTGTTAGCGAGCCCAACTACTCCACGGACGTCGCGGCTAACAAGTCGACGCCGATGAACATCGCTTGCGGCAAGCAACGTGTTCGCGGTGCCATGCGCAACGCCTCTTGGAGCACGATGGATCTCGCCCGTGACCTTGCGTTGCAAGACCCGGTCGAAGCTATCACTAACCGAATCGGTTATTACTGGGCCGCTGACGATGAACAGCGTATCATCAAATCGGCGCACGGCATCTACCTCGGCAATATCGCTAACAACTCCGGCGACATGCGGATTGATATCGGCACGGATGCCGTTGGTGCCGCTGCGGACGCTGAAAAGATCGGCGGCTCCGCTGTCGTGGACGCCTTGCAGACGCTTGGCGACCATAGCTTCAAAATCGATACGCTCGTGATGCACTCCGTCTGCTATGCGAGCCTTCAAAAACAGAAGCTCATCGAGTATGTGAAGAAGGCGGAAACGAGCATCGCGATTCCGACTTACCTCGGCAAGCAAGTGGTCGTCGACGACAGTTGCACGGCTATCTCTGGCACTAACCGGATCAAATATACGACTATGCTTTTCGGCGGCAACGTCTTTGGTTCGGCCCCCATGCGTGTTCAGGTGCCGAGTGAAATGAAGCGCGACCCGGATGCCGGTGTTGGTGGCGGCCAGGACACGATCTATAGCCGTGTTTCCAACGTGTTGCATCCGTTCGGATTCGACTTCACGTCCACGACCGTCACGGGCCAGTCGGCGACCTATGCCGAACTCGCGCTCGCTGCGAACTGGGCGCGCGTTGCGCCGCGCAAAAACATCGCCCTCGCCTTCTTGGTGACTAACGGCTAATCGGATTGCGAACCGGGGCGAGTGTTGGTTCTCGCCCCGGTTCCTCTCCTAACATCTAACATCTAACGGATCTCATATACCATGGAAAATCCTGATCTTCATCTTTGCAATCTCGTGGCGCGCGGTATGACCGTGAAGGAAGCCAGAAAATTTCTCGCAGACGCTTCCAAAGCGGCTGCGCGACCATCAGTGCCGTCAAGCGCAACGGGTGAGGCCGCTCCCCCGAAAGCCGCTGGTCCTACGGGGGAAGCCGCGCTTGACGGCACTGCCGCCCCTGCCGCCCCTGACGCCAAGCCCACTTGGATGCCCTAACATCTAGCAACTCACAACGATGGCTCTAGTAGTTGAAACGGGTGCCTTGGTCCCGGCGGCGGTGTCTTATATCACCGTCGCCGAGGCCCGTGCCTATGCTGCGGCGCGCGGACTAACACTCCCCGCGACCGACGCCGCTCTGGAGCCGTTGATCGTGTTAGCTGCCGACTACCTTGAACAGTTAGAGGACCGCTTCCAAGGTTCCCGCGTGTCCGCGACGCAAGCCATGGCTTGGCCGCGTGAGTATGTATATATTCGCGGCGAAGCGTTGGATATTGCTGTGATCCCTAACGAGTTGAAGATGGCTCAATGCCAACTAGCCGTTGACGCCGTCACAACGCCGCTTCAGCCCACTGGCACCGGTCGTGAAATTGTTAGACAGAAGGTCGATGTAATCGAAACGGAATACGGCAAGACCGGTTCCGGTTCTGTCATCCCCGAGTTCAATAAGGCCATGGCTTATCTAACGGTTTTGTTCTCCACAGCGACAAGTCCCGGTTCACTTACGATTTTAAGAGTATGATCGACTATGCTGCAATTGCCGCCGACGCCTTAATCGCTATTCGCGATGCCGGCACGGTTTTGAATTGCAGCCGGAACACTAACACGATCCACCCTGTAACTGAAGCGGTCACAGTTGCCACTGCCACCGGGCGCTTTGACGGCGTTGTTTTGCCAGCCAAGCGGAACCCGTTTGCTGTCAGTATGGATAGCGCCGAAATCGAAAACCTTCGGCTTGGAAAAGCTAAGCGGCTCCTCCTTGCTGCCAACGGGGCCACGTTTCCTCCCGTTGTCGGAGATATCCTAACAGTCGGCACGGAGGCCTATCGCCTAACAGGCGTCACCGACATTGCTCCTGCGGGCGTTCCGGTCATATATCTAACGGAAGGGCTGAAACTATGAACGGCCTTTCCTTCACAGCGCAAATCCGGCAATTCCGCCGCGATGTTATAGATAAGCACGACCGCGTGAAGCGCGGCGTCGCTTTGCGCTTATTCCGAGATATCATCCGGGATACGCCCGTCCTAACAGGGCGTCTTCGCGGCAACTGGCAAACGAGTTTGAACGTGCCGAACCGTAGCATGGGAAGCGCCGTTGATACGACCGGCGGCGATGCTATTACAAGGGCGACATCGACTGTCCAAAGTAGTCGCAGCGCCGACATTCTTATCCTAACAAATTCCTTGCCGTATGTCGAACGCATCGAATATGATGGCTGGAGCCATACAAAGGCCCCCGCCGGGATGGTCCGCAAGAACGTAGCCCGCTTCGCGACTCTGTTAGGGCAACAACTTGAAGCAACTCGCACTCGTATATGACACTCCTTGAAATGCGTTCCGTGCTCCTAACCGCTATCCGGGCGGCGATAGGCACTAACGTGCCGACGGAGTTAGAGAATGCCGCGTTTACGCCAACGCCCGAAACCTTGTGGATATCAGTTTCGTTTCTGCCAGTTGACGACACTGCGGCGACCCTTGGTGCCGGCGGTGAAAACGAGGTGACATATATCTGCCAAGTGACTGTCAATGTGCCTACGAACACGGGTGAGGCTACGTTACAGGGCACGCTGAACACGCTCCGCGACTACTTCACTCCCGGCAAACTTTTGACATATAGCACTCACAGCGTTCGTCTAACAAAATTTGATATATCTCCACCTCGGCAAGCTGACGTCTGGTATCGTCGGTCTGCTTCCATTTACTATTATGCCAGACTGCCCAGACCCTAACAATACACGACAATGAGCGACGCCATCAACCATATCCTTCACTTCGTTCCGGAGGCAACCTACGGGACCACGCCTGCGACGCCCGCGTTGCAGATTCTTCGACATACATCATGCAACTTGGCCTTAGCCAAGGAGGGCTTTAAGAGCGCCGAAATTGATGCTGGTCGGAACATCAAGGACTTCCGCCACGGCAATATCCAAGTCGGCGGTGAAGTGGGCTTTGAGTTGTCGGCTGGCACTTATGATGCTTTTATCGAAGCCGTGTTCATGGGCACATGGACGACCAATATCATCAAGGTCGGCACAACGCGGCGCTCGTTTTCAGTTATGCGAAAGTTCGCTGATCAGGCTACGGCGTTGATGAAAATGTATCACCTTTTCACCGGTGTTGAAGTCAACAAGATGACTCTGTCCGTAGTCGCTGGCAAGCTTATCACCGGCAGTTTCGGCTTCCTCGGCAGGACTGTTAGTTATAGCGACACGGCGCCCGCAAGTTCTACTTTCCCGGCCGCCACGACAAGCGCCGCGATGGATACGTTTGCCGGTAGTTGCCAGATTCAAACTGTCACTTATCCGGTCACGGAGTTCACCCTAACCGTTGAGAACGGCCTGTCCCCGAACTATACTTTATTCGACAGCAAGACTTCACGCCCGTCGATGCAAGCTTGTTCCGTGTCCGGTGAAGTCGGTGTTCGGTTTGAAACCGCCGCACTGTTAGAGACATTCTTGGCGGGGTCGCAAGTGCCGCTTATCATCACTGTCGGGGATGGCACAAAGACTTATGCCATCAGCATGCCGAAAGTTATGTTCAACGGCGGGCAACCGGACGTCGGCGGTGAGGGTCCCATCATGCTGAAACTCCCGTTCCAAGCGGTTTATGATTCCGGCATTGGTTCCGCGATTCAAATCACCCGCGTGCCCTAACGGCTAACAGCTAACTCACCCTGAAGCCAATGAAACCATCAGCATTTTATACTCGCACGCCATCTAACAAAGGAGCGGACATGCCGCTTGCCGACCCTCACACGGGGGAACCAAGCGGCATGACGCTTCACGTGTTAGGTCTGGAAAGTGATGCGTTCCGCGCCGCACTTGCCACAAAGCATCGGCGCAACGCCGAGATTCTAACACTCCCGGAGGAGGACCAAGCGGCAGCGTTGGAAGACGCGGAATTGGAACTGTTTGCGTCGCTTGTTAGTGGCTGGAGTTTTGACGAGCCCTTCACCGTTGAAGGCGTCAAACAACTCCTGTCCGAGGCGCCGCAGATTAAACAAGCGGTCGATCAGTTTGCTGGCAAGCGGTCAAATTTTATGCCTCAGCTATCCGTGAGCTGATATCATACGCCAACAACGAATTTTATCTAAGCCGCACGGAAAAGGGCTTTGAAGCTAACAATCGCGCAATCCTAACACAACTTGAAAAGTCAACAAAACAGACCGCCCCCGAACTTATCCAAAGCCGGACCAAGCCAAAGGCTTTCGGATATATCTGGTCGTGGTTCCTCGACATATACAACGGCACTCCGCTATGTTATCAAGAACTTATGGCTTGGTCGTTGCTCACCGGCACTAACCTAACAGCTTTTGAAGCTGACACACTAATTCGCATTTCCCGCTTATCCCATGGCTGACGACATTGCTTCACTCCAAATTCGCATTCTATCACAAGACGTGGAAGCGGCAAACCGTCGCCTTCAATCGTTAGAGCGTCAAAGCCAGGAAACGGAGCGATCTGTTGGCCGGTTAGGTTCCTCGTCTAAGCTATCGTTTGGAGCTATCGCATCGGGTGCCGCCAGCATGATCGGCATATCAGCTGCCACGGGTGTTGCCGTGTCGCAGTGGCTGGCATATGATAAAGCCATGAAGGAGGTGAAGTCCATCTCCACAGCGACGGGCGCGGAGTTTCGCACTATGCGAAAAGACGTCTTGGAGTTAGCCTCTGCGATAGGGGTGGACGCCACGGTTGCGGCGAAAGGCTTATATCAAGCCTTGTCTGCCGGCATACCAAAAGAGAACGCGATGGCTTTCCTAACAACGGCGGCCAAGTCCGCTGTCGCGGGTGTGACTACTGTCAACGTCGCTGTCGACGGTCTAACAAATGTCATCAATGCCTATAAGCTGCCGGTTGCGGACGCCGCAATCATAAGCGATAAGTTGTTCGCCGCCGTTGTGGACGGCAAAACGACGTTTGAGGAGTTATCTGCTAACATGAGCAAAGCGACGGTCGTCGCCGCTGCCATGGGCGTTCCGTTAGACCAAGTCCTCGCGGCTATCGTGGCAATCACGGGGCAAGGCACACCGACTGCGGAGGCTTTCACACAGATCAAAGAAGCTCTAACATCTTTGCTTAATCCATCGGATCAAATGCTTATCGCATTCAAGCAGATGGAAGTCACCTCGGGTAGCCAAGCGGTCGCGCAATACGGGCTTGCCGGGGCACTGCAACTTGTTAGGGATCGCTTTGAGGGGCAGGAGGGCGAGCTTGTCAAAGCTATGCGATCCACAGAGGCTTACAACGGTATGTTGTCGATGACCGGCGAAAACCTTAAATCATATGATAAGGGTTTGAAAAGTGTCGCGGAGAGCACTGGCAAAACTAACAAAGCGTTCGCTGACAATGCGAACACGTTGGAAAATGCTTTCAGCGGTCTAAAGACTACGTTCATCGGCTTCGTGGAAGCGTTAGAGGGCAGCTATGGGCCGATCCAGAAGGTAACTGGATTATTGAAAACGATGACGGGCGCCTTGGCTGCATATCAGGAATTGCAAGCTAGGGGCACCGTTGAAACTGCGGGCGCCGTTCGGTTAGGGGGAACGGGCGGGGCGATGGCTTTGCAACAAGAGATTGCACGCTTGGAGAAAGTCAAAAAGGATTTTGAAAACGACCCGCGCTCCTCGCAATCTACTATCTTAAGAAACCCGTTCGCCGAGGGTCTGGCAACTGTCACGGATCAGTTATCTAAAGCACGAGCGGCTATGGATGGCTTCAGCCAAGACACGCTTGCCACTGCGACCGCGATGCGCGAACTTAATGAAGCTGTCGCGGCTGGTGATACTGCGGGCGCGGATGCCGCTAGGGAAAAGATAGCATCACTCCAAGCTTATGCTCAAAAGCAAACTGAAGTTGCCAAACAAGCGCAAGCTGCCGAGGAAGAAAGCAAAGTCGCCCGTGAAGAAAAAGTTAAAGAGGCAGATATACTTTTGAAGAAAGAGGAGGAGGCCGCAAAAGTTGCCAAAGAAAAAGCCGCCCAAGAAAAGCGTGATATGGACGCGCTTGCTGGCGAGGCGGTTAGACTAGCAACAACGGAGCGCGAACGGTTAGATCTACAAATCAAAAATCTGGAAGCCCTCAAAGCGCAACGCCCGGAAATGGCAGCGATCGCAGACGAGGCTATTTCTGCTGTTCAAAAACAACTTGCGGCATATAACAAGTCACACGATGGCAACGACAACCCGATTAAGAAAGCCCTAGCCGTTGACGAGGAGGCCCTAGCCGAAAAGAAGGATTTGCATGTTAGGGTCGCGGAGGAGATAGCAGAAAGCGAATATCAGATTGCTATGCGAGCGCAAGAGCGCCTTGCAAATGATATGAAGGAAAGCATAATTGGACGCCATCAGTTCACGCTTAATGCGGTCCAAGACTTTTTCGGTAATATGGCTTCACTAACAAGTAGTCACAGCGAAAAAGCCTTCAAGGTCGGGCAAGCGTTTGCCATCGCGCAAGCCACGATGCAGATGTTCCAATCGGCTGTTGGCGCCTATGCACAAGGGTCCGCGATTTCCCCTTTCCTTGGCCCGGTGTTTGCCGCTGCCGCGCTTGCAGCCGGCGCCGGAAATATAGCTAGCATCAAAGCGCAAAAGTTCCAAGCATATGAGTATGGTGGTATGATCCCAGCCGGTGCCGTCGGACTCGTAGGGGAAGCCGGTCCGGAGTTTGTTAGGGGTCCGGCAGTTGTTACATCAGCCAAGGCAACGGCAGGGTTGCGGGGCGGCGACAGTGGCGGCAAGGGCGTGACTGTTATCGTAAACAATGCTCCCGGCTATACGGCAGAAGTCACGTCCAAACGAACGAGCGACGGCGAGCTTGTGGAAATTGCTATAACCCGCACTATTGACAAACTTACCGCAGAAGTATCAAATGGCGGGGGATCTTTTGTGCCGGCGCTGGCAAGCAAGTTTAACCTTAGAAGAAACGGAAATTCAAAATGATAACTTGGCCCATTCACCTACCAAAGCCGTCACAGGAATACAACGTAACAGCCACGGGGCAGTTGATTGTAACAGCCTTTGAAACGGGCTTCCGGCAGCGGCAGCGATATGCCTATAATGAGGACACGATTTCCGTGTCGTGGCTATTCACGCAACTGGAATTAGATATCTTTCGCGGCTTTGTTTACAGCGTTCTTCAAGGTGGCGCCTTGGCTTTTGAAGCATATATCATCGGCTTGGATGGTATAGTGACCGCGGAAGTATATCTGAAAGGTGGCGACTATGGTATCACCTACCTCCCCGGTAACAATTATCGCGTTTCCGCGTATCTTGTAAAGGTGGCGCCGGAAACCATCACCGCTGACATATACCATCTACTGAACAACGAAGCAATGGCTTCATTTGATACTTTTTTGTTATTGTCTGATGCGCTGTCTTTTTATATTGAAAGCGTGTTCGGTAACAGTGGCGCAAGCGCCTTGGTGACGGAATTCTTGGAAACATTTAGAACCTAACAAAATGGCAACAACGGCACAACTCACGGCGAGTGCGGCGCAATTCATTGACGCTGCCGACAAGGCTTCTCAAATCGTAAATGGGCCAGCGACCGGGCCGACAAGTTTGGTGCCTACAACTTCCGGCGATTTGCCCACTTTCGCACGCTCGCAAAAAACAGTTGATGACTTTCTGCTTTCTAAAGCGGCGGTATATAAGATCGCGTTTTTCGGCGATTCCCGGACTAACGGTTGCGCTGGTGGCGCTGCTGGTCTCAACGGCTCGTTGCGCTATTTGAATCGCAGTTACATTGGATGGGGAGCGGCACGTCTTAATCATGCTTTCATGCCTGTCCGTAATCCATACACTGGCAGTGGAACAGCTTTGGGGAATCTTCACTACGGATGGGACGGCGCTCGCATTGAGCACTTGCTCTACTCAACGGTCAACGAAATTTCCGCCCTTGGCAACAAATGGCCGGGGGTGACAAAGACTCCGTTGCGGTGCGCGATTGAGGCTATGCCTGACGCGTTTATGAATTTGATCGGCATCAACAATATCAACCCGACTTGTGACGTGCCGACGATCATTCTGTATCTGCGTGAGTTGCTAACGGCTCAATATCAAACGGGCGCGAAGATTTTCATTGGTGAGGAGATTCCCTATATCAACACGACAACGGACCCGGACCAGATCATGCTTGACAAGATCGTAGAGTATAACTCGTTCTTGCCGCAACTGGCAATTGACTTTGACGCCACCATTATCCCATGGCATGCCTCAATGCTCACAGGCTTGGAAATGTTCTATACGGATGAGGACGCTGGAGCTGGAACAATCCGCTTGCATCCCAACACAGCGGGCCAAATGGAAATGGGTCGTATTTTCGCGGACACAATCGCGCCGTTCGTTCGCAAGCCGTTCATGCTTCCGTCACTTGCGTCACCGGGATGGGTAACGCAGTATCCTTATCCGATCACAAACACCGCAGGCGTTGGCACCGGGCTCACAAATTCTGGAGCTGGAACGCCGTCCATATATACCGACAGCAACGGCACAAAATGGCAACAATGGACGCTCACTGGAGCTGGTTCCGTTTGGGCATACTTGCCAGCGTTTAGCACTGGCGCAGCGGCTGCACTTGTCACGTCACAACAACCGATCCGCGTCGGCCTGCAATATGAGATTGTGTCAGGCACCTGCACCGGTATGTGCTTGCAAGGGCAAATCACTGATGCGGCTTACGCTCAAAAGTGCTCCGGCGGCCAGAGCATCGATTCAAACAATGATGGTGTTTTCCTGACGGACAACCGCCATCCCGGCATGCTCCTGTCTCAGGAGTTCCCGCTTCCGGCTGGGTCCGTTTACAACTTGCATCAAATCCTGGCTCACTTTTCCGGACCAGCGGTTTTCCGCATGACAGCGTATGGCTGCTTCAAGAGCCAATTCCCGATCACATAACTTTCCAACATCATAACTGAAAACACAAATATATGCCAATTGCCAAACTTCAAGCCGTCGCCGAGCAGGAAATCCCCAAAATCCAAGGGGTCGCGGGCACGTGGGCCGGGCTTATCATTTTCGCAATCGGTAAGTGGGGCGTCGGCGTTGTCGGCTTTGCGTTGCTTGTTCCAGTCTATATGGACATGAAAGCAAGTAACGAGCGGATTGTGGCACAAGGCGAAGCTAACAACGACCGATATATCAAACAAAGCGAAGCCACGGTTCTTGCCCTAACAAACATAGCCACGGCCGTTGCCAGCGACGACGCCGAAGACCGTATGACGCAAGATGCCATTCGCCGCATTGAAGCCTTTCTTTCCAGTCGATCCAGCACTAACAAAATAGACCAATGAAAAAGAGACTACTCCTCCTCATCGCTGCCGCCGCTTGCCTTTCCGGTTGCACTTTCGGCACGGCAAAAGATGGCTCCATGTTCGGTTCCGCGGACGGCTCCGACATTGTCGAAGTCCTCAAAGTCTTGCACGAAAAGTAATCTGTTAGTATATGCCCGACCTAACACAAAGCGATCGCTTGCGCGAGTTGCGAACGGTCTTCCCATCCAACACACGGGAAGTCCTAACAATTGAACTTCGCCAAACTGCCGCGCCGAAGAGCACGCTGTTAGATATCGTCATTGTCGCGGCACACTCCGGGGACATATATGAGCTGAATACACTTGTTTGTGACATCTTGGATCAGCTTAACGATAGCATGCCGGGGCGTTTCACGTCTATACGCTTTTCAGTCATTAGTTATACGGAAGGCGGTGCGCCAGATACGCTGATGGTCACAGCGGCTTTCACCGTGTTGGCCGGGCATGTTACTGCCGAGGGATTCTGGTTGACGCAATTCACCGGGGCATTCGGCTTAACGCTGATCGATAACTATGGGGCAATCGTTATGGGGGCGCAATTCGTATATCGCGAAAACGCCACGCGGATGATGCTTCTTATCACTAACAAGGAAAGCCACGAAAATCATAAGACGCTGGCACAAGCGAAATATTATCTGCTCCGTGAAGGGATTATTTTTCATCTGCTATATACCGGCGACCCGTTGACAAGTTATGCCGAGCTTGTGGATATAACACGCGGGCAGGCTTTCACTGCGACGTTGCACGCGGACAAAGTGGCGGCGGCCGTTGGCATTATACTAACCGATGACGAAGAGCTGGAACCGCCTGTCTATCTTGTGAACGATAACGCAAATTTCGCCGCTAAGTTAGAGGATGACACGGATGTCATCTTTTTGCAGCGTTCATTCGTGTTAGACCCATTCACAAGCGGTGAAGAGGGCGCCGTTGGTATTCCTTTGACTATAGATAACACTGATCTAGCCGTGTCCCGCTATACGCAAAGAGTTCGCGGCTCCGGTGTGCCGGTGGAGGTGTTGGTTCGTATATATGACGACAGCGACCGGACAGGCCCACAAAACGATCCGCCGCTGCGACTATACGCAAGCGAGTTCGAAGCCCGTGGCAGCGTCGTGTCGTGTCAGTTAAGTTGGATCGACTTACATAACGCCAGTTTTCCAAATGTCTTCTATACGCCAACTCTTTGCCCCTCACTGCAATGACCAATCTGATCCCATACTTAAACCGGCGCTGGAGCCCGGAATATAACTGTTGGGACTTTGTTAGGGAGATTTATGCTAACGAATTTCATATATCGCTTGAACCGCACGCCATTGCCGTCGCCGCAGTTCTTAGTCACAGTGCCGATATTGTTAGCGAAGAGGCTGCGAAGCTGGATGTTTGGCGCGTAGTCGAAAATCCGCAGTTAGGCGATGTCGCGCTGTTAGGTAAATTCAATAGAAGTTATCACGTCGGCTGCATGATAACTGCCGCGACCATTTTACACTTGCCGGCAAGCGCGCCTTCAACGGCGGTGCCCATCCATCGTCTGCTCAGCCAATTCCGGAGTCTAACATACTACCGACATGCCTCAATTCTATCTCGTAACTAATCCGCTTCAACCGCTCAAAGATTGCGCTATACATGAAACGGCGGATGAAACAATCGCGCAATTCATAAGCCGTGAGGGCGTTGATATGTCCGGTCGGATTTGCTTGTTAGATAACATGCCGGTCGAGGCGCCGCAGTTTGGTGATGCTATTCATAAAGATGCCATTGTTATCGTATGCCCGGACGTCGGTTATGTCGGGGTCGTGCTCCTCTTGGTATCCATAGCAATCGCGGCGGCGATGTATTTTCTAATTGATATACCGCAAGGCGCAACGGCAGGTGACACTAACTTGCCAGAAGCCGACCCGGCTTATACTTTACGGGGCCAGCGGAACCAAGCGCGGCTTTCCGCTGTCATTGAAAAGAACTACGGGCGGACGCGCCGTTGGCCGAGTTATATGTCGCGCCCGTATAATCAATTCGTCGGCAACGATCAGTATCTATATGCCCTCCTTTGTGTTGGGCTTGGTGAATATGATGTTGAAGCCGTGCGAATTGACGACACGGCACTTTCAGGCTTCGCGGATGTTACATATGAGGTCTATCCGCCGGGCGAGCCCGTGACACTATTCCCAACAAATGTCCAAACATCCGGTGAGGTTGGCGGCATTGAATTATATGGTCCAAACGAGCGCGAATATACTGGCTGGCACGGGCCGTTCGTAGCGTGCGCCGCCGGCAGCCGGGCATATACAATTGAAATCGACGTAGCTTGCCGGCAGGGTCTTTATGTATTAGACAGCATGAACACGCCAACAGCCGCGACTGTTAGTATAACTGCAGAATATAGGGCGATCGACGATGCCGGTGATCCGCTAGGCGGCTGGGCGACGCTAACAACTTTCACACCCGTAGCCGCATCCAATAAGCCGCAAAGATGGACACTGTCTATTCCTGTTAGTGCGGGACGGTATGAAGTTCGCGTCGCGCGGAGCACGAACAAAGATGACAGCTATAAGATTCGGCATACAATTCATTGGGAAAGTCTTCGTGCATTCTGCGAAGCAAGTCAAGACTTTGGTGATACAACTTTACTTGCCATCCGGGCCAAAGCCACTAACAATCTGAACGACGGTTCCAAGACGGGTTTCAATGTTATATCCACAAGCAAGCTGCCGGTTTACGATTCCGGCACGGGCTTGTGGACATTGACGACAACGGCGAATCCAGTCTGGGTCGCGTTAGATATACTTCGCGCGGGCTACGGTCGGCGCTTGTCCGCTGATACAATTGACATGCCGGCTTTTTGCGCTTTAGCCGAGGAGTTAGATGCTGAAGGCATAACATTTAACGGCTCTTTTGACCAGCGTGTTACGGTATGGGAAGCCCTTGTGTCCGTCTTGTCTATTGCTAGGGCAAAGCCCGTTGTGCCAGCCGGGCTGATATCCGTTGTTCGCGATCGCCCTGTAACGACACCGACGCTCGGCTTCAACTGTAATAATATCGGCAAGGACTCATTTACGATGCGTTCTACCCTAACAAAGATTGCCGATACAGATGGCATTGAGGTGGAGTATATTGACGGCGTTACTTGGAAGCGGCGGACGGTCACTTGCCTGTTAGGGCGCGATCGCGGCGTCAACTTGCGTTCTGTTAGATTGCTTGGATGCACGGACCGCAATCTGGCTTATAGATGGGGAATGTATCAGCGGGCGGTTGAGTTATATCAAACGGAAAACATAGTCTTCGAAACTGGCATTGAGGGTGGCACGGCCGTATATGGCGACCTCATTGCTGTGAAGCACGAACTAATCCCAACGGATGAAGTTGTTAGTGTGAGCGCAACCGGGCGTCTTAGCTACGGCGCATTCGGGGAAACGGTGGACGAGTTGACGACTATACAACTGCCTGTCGCGCCGGTGTTTTTGTTAGGGGAAACGCATCGCATATCATTCCGGAACAAGTTAGGCGCTATTCGCGGCCCGTTTATTTGCACGGCCGTGCCCGGTGATGACACAAAAGTCGCGCTAGCCGTTCGGTTAAACTTGACGGATACTTTGGTGCCGGAGGACAGCGAGCAGCCTTTGTATTGGTTCGGAATCAGCGGTTATGAGTATGCCCTCTATCGCATTGTTAAGTTAGAACCGTCCGGCACCCATAAGATGCGAGTCACGGCGGTGCCATACGATTCACGTATCTATGCTTATGATTCTGCTACTGCGCCACTCACGGACACTGGCATCAGTTTGCCTGAAGACCCCGACGCGCCCGCCCTGTTAGGCCTGGAAGTGGAGCCTATATACGGCGACCCGACTCGTATCACTTTGACATGGATTCCTTCCCTCGGGGCGAAATACTATGTTATTCAACAATCTATGGATGGCACGGTATATGACACCGTGACGCAACTAACGGAAACGAGCTATGTCCTAACCGTGTTCCCCGGCAACTTGTGGCTAAAGGTTTACGCCGTGAATAAAGGTGCCGGCACACCCGCGACATGGGCCGGGGAAGTGGGCACAGCAACTACGGCACCGGACCCTGTCACGGGCCTAACAGAAGCCGAGCCGTTTGTTGGGGATGCGTTGTCGTTAGAATGGGATGCGGACCCGTTGGCGCGGCGTTATCGTGTTCGCTACTATCTAGGCGCAACCCTTATCGCAACTGCCACGACGAACACAAATTCAATTCTATATCCGTCGGCCTATGCGAACGCCGACGCCACGGCAGCGGCAGTAGATATATCGCCGGCGGTGACAGTTGACGTCCGCGGAGAGAATAGCATGGGAGACGGTGCCTATTGCTCACCCGAAGTATTCACTAACACGGCACCGGCCGCACCGACTAGCATTATCGTCGGTGCCCTAACATCTGGGGAGTATCCTATATCGTGGACGCATGGCTTAGAAGCCGATTTGTTAGAGTGCCGCGTATATGCCTCCGCGACTAACGGTTTTACACCGGGAGCCGGAAACCTCGTGGATACCGTGCCCGCGCCGGGCTATACTTCAAGCGTGCCGTCTGCGCTTAGATATTGCATCGTCGGTGCGGTTGATAAGTGGGGCAACGCGGTGGCGCTTAGTGGTCAAGTGGCCCTTTGGTAAAACATAGTTTTTCACCCGAATTTTAGTGCCTGTCGCTTTTCGCCGTTAGTGTTGGTGCCACTGCGCAAGGTGCCCCGCTAGCTTACGCCGGCGGGGCACTTTTATTTGTTAGGGTAAAGCCAGGCCTTGCTGAAGATGTTAGGGGCGCGGCACCGGTGTCAGCGGTGCTTCGCTCGTGTGCGAGTAATAGCCACCGCCAATTCGCGTCCACTCCGTTTTGTCTGTTTTGACCTCTTTGCGCCAAGCTATCTTCTGCAACTTGAGGCGATAGACCCTTGGCTCCTGCGGGTTCTTGTGTTGGACGTGGCTATACTTATCGGGTTTCCAGCCCTTGGCAATTGCGTCAGCTTTGAATTGTTGCTTAGTCATGTTCGTGTTGGTTTGTGTTAGGTGCCCTTCGTGGGCAGGGCAAAAACATAACAGACCGGCGCCGGCTTACAAGGGAAAATTTTACCTTTATGATGGTTCCTTGACCGCGCCCCACGATGGGCCGCACTCGTAAGCAACGGACAGCGGCACGTTGAGCGGTATAGCCGTCTCGAGTATATACTTCATTTCGCGGAACGCATCGTCGCAGCCTCCCGGGTCCGTAAAATCCAATTCATCGTGAACTGTTAGACGCGGCACACCGGTCACGTCAAAGATGCCCGCTTGATAACATTTCAGCATGCCTAATTTCATCACCTCGGCCGCGCCGCCTTGCAACTTACGGTTCAAGGCTTTGTGTGTCATAGCCCGTTTGATTTGACCGTATCGCATCAGCGCCGTGTGATATGGCAACGCAATTTCGCGGTCGATATAGTTCACTTCTATAGGCTCCCAAAATTCAAACCGGCTGCGCCGACCTAGGACAGTTGATATAATTCCGGTTGCCTGCGCCTCCGCCGCGCAAGCTTCCATTGTCGCCTTGGCAAACGGCGCGGCTTCGTGATACGCATTGAAAAGGGCTATGCCCTCTTTATCGCTTAATCCAAGGCTTCTTGCGAGCTTAGCCATGCCCATGCCATAGATCAATCCGAAGTTAATAGTTTTGATCGGCTTGCGGTCAATATGGCGCCCGGTTAGACGCTCGACGAGCCCTTGTGTTAGGTCGTGATAATCAATATCCGGATTGTCGTTATACGTTCGGCGCAACTCGGCACTCCCCATGCCGACCGCGTGATGGGCTAACATGCGATATTCAATCTGGCTATGGTCGTATTTTCGCCATTGCTTATGACCGGCGTCCGGCACAAACATACTTCGCATCAAAGGGCCTAACACCGGATCGCGCGATGGTATGTTCTGCAAGTTAGGGTTTGAGCTGGAAAAGCGCCCGGACCGCGTGCCACCGTCGTCCCCTTTGAGTAGATGAAACTCGCAATGGACCTTGCCATTATGATGCGAGTTTAAGATATATGATTCCACGAACGTGCCCTTCATTTTACGGCATGTCTTAATCTCTTCAATTAAGCGGGCGGCGGGGTGGTCGATAAGCGCGATGAGTTCTTTTCTAAAGCTAGGGCTGCCCTCCGGTTTGCCCTTTGTTGGCTTGGTCTTCTTATACTTTAGACCTAACACGTCAAAGGCGCTGGCGATGCTTTGCGGGGCATTGACATTTACTTGCCGCCCGCAGATATAATCTAACTGCTTTTGAAGCGTGCCGATGCGTTCCCCTAACGCGGCGCCCACTCGTTCCGCTTGCGCAAGGTCCACCGTGACGCCAGCGAACCGCATTTCAATCATAAGCGGGATGAGGGCACATTCCATTTGGAATACATACATCAAACCCTCCCGCTCTAACAGAGGATATTGTTCAACTATAACACGCAGAGGCAAATCAACGTCGCTTTCAGCATAGGGGCCGACAAGGCACGGCGGCGCCTTGTGGATATGCTCCCGTTGTCCCTCATCCGCGTTGCCACCGTGCCAGTCGGCGAGGAACTTATATAAGAGCGACGTCTGCTTGCCCTCCCCTAGATACTTTTCGCCGAGGTAATCTAACGCAACCGGGGAGCCCTCTGTTAGAAGCGCCTCGGCATATTGAACGTCCACAAGGGGACCAGCGACCGCGATCCCTTCCGCTTTTAGCCATGCGACATCATATAAGATGTTCGCGCCGATTTTGGGTTGCGCTGGATTGCTTAATGTATCAGCAAGCCATGCCATAACTTGGAACGGGTTCAAGTTATGTTCGGGCATGGTTTTATGCCTCATTGGAAAATACCAACGCCCACCGCCAGGAACGCCAACGGCAACGCCCACGATATGTCCGGTGCCACGGGCCCAGCCCGGCCCTTTCTTATCGGCTATGTCCGGGTCAAATGTTTCTAAGTCAAAACATATACAAGGGGCGGCCGATAAGTTTGGGAAGTAGGTAGGAGGCCGCCAACCCGTGTCCGGGATCGCTGGCATAGGTCTAACATAACTATTCCGCCCCGCCTTTGTTGGCGTGTCCTCCCAGAATAGTCCAACGGCATCTATACGGCTCATCTTAAACCTAACACGACCCCTCGTAAGTTATGACCAACAAAGGGAACCGGGCGCGGATACGCTGCGAAATCGACGCGGTGGGCCACCGACTTCAAGGCTAGTAGTTGGTCGCAGTTATAGCTGCCAGACGCGGGGCAACCCTCAAATTCAACCGCCGTCGCGTCGGCGCTGTCCCCCGTAGTAATACGGGAGCCGTCAAAAGTTACGCGCCCCATATCGTCCGTGAACGGGGCTATTATATCAAGCGCCTCAAATAGTCCTTCGGGCGGCGGTATCATTTGATCGCTTGCGTTATGGTCTAACGCGGCAGTTATATCGGGCCACGTTAGGGCGGACAGCTTAGTCATAAGCCAACGGTGCCCGGAGTAATAGAATGTCAAACGATCCTCGTTCACTTGCAACCCTAACGGCTCTTCCCCGATTCGCATCAGTTCCCTAACAGCCTGAACGGGGATATTGACAGTTATGGGAAATTCGTGACCTAGCCAATACTCGGTTGCGATGATATTGTTTGTTGCATAGGCACTGCGACCGCGAAAGAGGATACCGCAAGCCCACGGCCGCGACGCATCAAAACCAATAAACGGCTCGAGCGTTTTGATGGCATTTAACATATTGCCGGGCAACTCCACAAAGTCCCCGGCGGGCGGCAATGCTTTATGTTCTTCCGGCTTAACGCATTCGACCAGCGTGCGAAAACCGCCGCTAGAAACGCAGAGCTGCCCCTTGTCTGTTAGATGCAAGGTGATGGTTTCTTTGCACGCCGCCAGCGCCCGCAAGAACTGAAGCCCTTGCGGGGCTATATCAAGGTCGCATTGTATAGGTGAGGACAAACCGATAATTCCGTTGAAGCCCCATACTCGCCGTTCTCTGATTAGGAAATGCGTTAGGGTAGGGTCAAAGTTCTTCTTAGCTACGGCGCCTTTGACAAATTGGAGTTCAGCTAACATAATTAGAATAGAAGAGGTTGAACTTGTTTGAAAGTGGGCACGCTATGCTTATCTTGAACCGTTTCCAAGAATGCTGTTATATTGAACACGCGGCGGCTGTGATATAGCACGCGCAAGCGTTCGACGTCGTAGCCACGGCGCTCCACGCTGTCCCGTATGCCAGCCCGCATTTCCTCCGGCAAGTTATCATAATGCCGATCTTGGTTCTTGCGCTGCGGGCTGGTAGTCGAAAAACATACGATTCCGAATTCCGGGATTAACACGTTGCCGAAAGATGATATCTGCAACCATGAGGATGAGTCAACGGAATACCATGGATACCGCATCATTAAATCGACAACTGTTAGACCGAAGCCGTGAACCTTAACACGCGGGCGACCGTGCTCATCTGTTAGGTGAGTATGCCATATTCGGTCTAGCCAGAGTTTGAGTTGCGGCGTTGATATGGGGACCATGCCGCCGAGTGTTATGTATTCATAATTCGCGATATAATACTCCAGATATCGCTCGTCCTCCCCATAGTGAAAACACGGCAACGGGCGGACGCCATAACTTTCCATCAGCTTTTGGTTCTGGTAGGTTTTAAGCGGGTCGCCGATGCCGTCTAACACACTGGCAACTTCAATCACGTCGGCATACTTTTGGCAGTACTGGCAATACGCTTTTATATCGACATCAATGCCGGTCGTAAACGCGGAAAAGGCGCCAGAGTCTAAGAACACTTTGATACCGTCGCCGCGTATTGTGTCAACGTATTTTGGATTATGAATATAATGATACGACTCAAGCATATGAATCGCGCGGTGGCGCTCCCGTTTCTCGTGTTCGTTGAGAATTTCGTAGGCGCCACCGCGCAACCCGAAATGCGAGTTATATGCTGCCGCGAAGTATAGTTTCAAGGGCGGGTCACTTGGCAAAGGCTAAAGAATTCCGCACGAGCGGCGGGCTCTGTTAGAAGCGCGCCCCGGAACGCGCTTGTGGAGGTCGCGCATCCGCTATGCTGAACGCCGCGCGACTCAACACACAAGTGCCGAGCTGTTACAAGTATGCCGGCGCCGAGCGGTTGTATATGATCGCAGAATGCGTCGATCACCTGAACGGTTAGACGCTCTTGGACTTGCAACCGCCGGGCAAACATATCAACAAGACGGTTCATCTTGCTTAGGCCCACGACCCGCTTGTCGGGGATATATGCAAACGCCGCCTTGCCAAAGAACGGAGCAAGGTGATGCTCGCATTGACTGTAAAATGGTATATCAACGACGTGAACCATAGTCGAGCCGTGTCCGTAGCCCTCCGCCCCGTCTTCAAAGGTTTTGAGCAGTGCCACGGGATCACGCCCGTAGCCGCTCGACCAGTGTTTCCAAGCCTTAGCCATACGCGCCGGCGTTTCTAACAGGCCGCCGCGTTTCGGGTCTTCGCCTATGTATTGGAGCAGCCTAACAAAGGAGTCCTCGATGCTTTTCTCCTCGGTCTGCTCCCATGGGAAAACAAGCCAACGCCGGTCGCCCGTAAGTTCCTTGTCGAATGCGGCAAACCATGGCAAAGGGCCATACTTTGTTTGATATCTTTCCCGCGTGCCGCCACTATCCACAAGGTCGTCAACAAAGCCATCAGCAAGTCCCGGGTCGTCGGTGATGGTATATATCACCTCCGTTGGATTAAGCCGCGCCAATTCCCGGAGGACCAGATATAAGACGGGGATGCCGCCACGGGGCACACCGTAAAGCGCGCCGCCCTTTGGCAAATCATATCTGATGTTAGCCGCTAGCCGCTCGCAGGCAAATGCGATATCCAGATTTGTTAGATGATGTTTCACAAGGATACGGTGGCGGTGTTTTTGCTGTCTTCGTGAACCGTGACGCTTGTTAGTGTCACCCGCCCGGCGTAGCGATCTGATATCTCCATGCCGACTTGCTTTAACAGATAAGTCGCAAGCCCTTCCGCGCCGCAGTTAGGCACCGTGACGATATTGGCTAGCATCGTGTCCGCGCTCGCTGCCGGTTGCAATAACAAGGATTCGCGCAAGTAAGCAAGCCATGGGTCGTCCTCGTTAAGGACCAGCGTGTGATCGAACAAAGCGTGAAGCATATCGCGAAGCCATGCAAGGTCGCCAAAGTCTAACACAAAGCCGTTCATGTCTAACTTTTTGGCGGAGAAGACAAAACTGAAACTCCAGTTATGTCCGTGAATAAGGGCACAGTGCCCGCGATGCTTAGGCTGCCGATGGGCAAATGGGAAGTCGATATATTGTTTGGTGATAGAGATCATGGAATTGTGTGTTAGATGCTGATTGTTAGATGGGCGCGCCGGTCCAAACCGACCAGCAAGTCCCGGCGCGCTTTCTCTAACACGGGGTGAGCTTACCGGATAGTTGCCAGATGCACAAGCGACGTGTTGAAGTCGCCTGTAAGATATTTTGCCCACCCAGCCTCACGGAGCTTGCAAGCGGGGCACGCGCCGCAACCGAATCCCCATTTGTGTTCGGTCTTATGGTCGCCTTCATAGCAAGTATGGCTATCGCCTAACACGGTTGCCAAAAACCCGACGCGGTCGGCAAGGGCAAAGGTCGCGGCCTTGTCCAAATACATAAGAGGCGTTTTGATTTGTATATCAGCCTCATAACCGATGTTCAACGTCGCTTCCAAGGCGCGGATGAAACCATGGCGGCAGTCGGGGTAGCCGCTAAAATCAGTCTCGCAAACGCCTGTGATGATAGTCCCCGCGTCGATGGTTTGAGCATAGCCGTGAGCCATTGTTAGGAAAAGCGCGTTGCGAGCGGGCACAAAACTTGCGGGCAAGCCGGGCTTGTGGATATGAGGGGCATTTACGTCGCCACCGCCTGTGAGGGCACTGCTAACAATTTCGTTCAGCGGCAGCGCGACGATGCGTAAGGGCACACCGTAGCGATCCGCAACCGTGCGAGCGCAACCCAACTCGACCTCGTGGCGCTGCCCGTAGCTGAACGAGATAGCTCGGACCTCGTCATACATATGAAGGGCCAAGCCGAGGCATGTAATTGAATCTTGCCCGCCGCTTAAAACGACCAAGGCACTGTCTTTGTTATATGATTTCATCTGTGTCTGTTTGTTTGTTCGTGTTAGGGATTATTCCAAGCCAAGCAACTTGTGAAGCTGAAGGCATAGTCTATATCCAAATTTGTTGGCGGAAGCCATAGCGGCTTCGCGATTGGCGGCGCTGGCTTCGTCGCGCCAAAATTCAAGGCGGGTCGAGTTGCCCGATTCGTCTAACGGTTGAACATATATCTCCCCGCGGAATCGGGACGTTGGACGGGCGACCCGGCGACCGACTGCTCCCATAGTTTCAAGCGGCAAACCGTCCTCCGGGTCCACTTTGCCGGCGGTAATTATATATTTAAGCGCCGCGATATGAGGCTCCAAGCGGCGGTTGATTATACTTGTCTTGGGAGAGCAAACAATCGTCGCCAGCGTAAAGGGAAAATCATCGGGGCACAGCAACCCATTCGTTTCGATTTGAACACGATAGCCGGCATGGTATATAGCCCGGACCAGCTCACCAATCTCCTGTCTAAACGGCTCCCCGCCCGTAATTACGACAAGCGGTAAGTTTGTATGGCTGGTCGCCATTGGTAGGCGTTCGCGCGGCGTTGCTTGCATAAGGCTCGACAGGGTAGTCACAACGTCGCCCGGGAGGAGGTAGTTGAGCCGGCTTGTGTAGTCGGTATCGCACGCCGGGCACTGTAAGTTGCAACCGGCAAGGCGGACAAATACGGCAGGGGAGCCAGCGTATGGCCCCTCGCCTTGCATAGTGCGAAAGATGCTAAAAACTTCGACCAGCCCTAACGGGTTGGCGACTTGCGGCATGGCTGGTTGTTGATTGCGTTGCATAGGGGTGAAGTATAGGGTTGCACGGGTGCGGGCACAATTACATATAAGAACAAAAAAGCGGACAGGGTGAATCCCTGTCCGCTCTTTGTTAGGCTATGCGCCCGGTGCCGTTAGGCGGGCTCCACTTCGCCGGCTTCGTTGGTCACTACCGCCGCGCCGCCGTCGGGGACGGTGGACGGGGCCGCAGCCGCTTTGCCTTTCTTACCCTTGGCGGGCTTGGCGGTGGCAGCGTCGGCGGTAGGCACCACGCCCGCGACCGCGA